CTGCTGGCAGCATAAATAATAAATCTCTTCCAAAATCGAATGATGATGATACTGGGAATGACATTGGTGGCGGTGATGAAAAAGAACCTACTATTTTTCAAGGCGATAAGAAATTAGAAATTGAACCTCCTCGGGGAGCAGAGATTTCTCAAAAACCACCAGAAGCTCCGTCTCCGACTGTTCCTCCAGCACCAAGAACTCCAGAAAGAATTGCGGCAGAGAAAGAGATTGCAAAACAACTAATGAATACTGATGATACTACTCTTTCTAATATTGCCACACCAGTCTATGAAGAAACACTGCGACATCAACTTCAAGAATTATATAAGAAAGCCGATGAAATGGGATATCGGGAAGCAGTCAAATTTTTGACATCACATGTGAAACCTTAAGTGGTTATTTTTTAGAAATCTATGTTCGAGCATGACAATAGGCAGTTATTATGTACGTTCTCCAATAGCAAGGATTTTAGAACGATTGCCGAAGAAATAAGAAGATTCTACGAAGTATATAGCAATCGTATCTTTGCTTTTACTAATGGCAATAACCCCAAAGAAGTATATCTTACATACAATGTGTTGAACATGCGCAAGGATGCTCCGAAGTTTGCCAATACTATTCTAATCCACCGCAAGAAACAGTACAATGTATTGTACACCCTCAATAGTATGAATAAGTTGATAGAAGAAGAGAGCGGAAAACAAGACCCCACATTTGTATTGGACTGGAAGTTATATTCCAATTCGTTAATTATTACTGGAGACATATCGGTTAGAATTATTCCCTTGAAAATCGCCGCAATTCTGGAGTAATTTCCCCAAAAAGATATAATAAGTTGCATTCTTTCCATCTATCTGTTATTTTGATGTGTGAATAATTTGGAATTAAAATTATTCTTTTAATAATTTTGATGATATGTATGCATGTTATTGCCCATTAAGGCGAATGCCGTGGGTGTTCCAAAAAAGAAATTATGAAAAATATTAAGCAACGCAGGATGGTGAACATTGACAAAGAATGTTTCGATAAATTAAACAAATATTGTGATACACATGGACTGAAGGTGTCTCCTTTTATATCGTCTATTATAGATGAGAAAATTGGAGCCGCCAGCGACAAAAACCGTGCCGTATCAATTAAAACGGATGATGTAGGTATTCATCTGCGATTACATGAGTTATTCACTAATATATTGTATGTTGACGCCCGTATGGGAGGATGGATAGACGATATTATAAAGACCGGAAATTCTTATGTGAAGTTGGATATTGAACCCAACAAAGGAATAACTGGAAGCTATCTGTGTAAAAACTTGATACGAAGAAAGGATGGGAAAGTTTTTGTATTTAAATCTGACACAGAAGAATTGGACTGCTATAGGGTATTACATTTTAGACATTTGGCGTCTGGCGACAGTCTTCCTTATGGTGTAGCGATAAACTTCATCAAAAAGATAATGTCGAAATGTGACGTCACATCTAATATCTGCAAAATAGGAAGATTGTCTCGTATAGTTGAAAGCGAATTGACAAAGGCATCACTCATTCATCTATACGCACTAGGATATCGGGGAGACGATTTAGTCAATTTCAAGTTGACCGTTCACGATGATTTTATCCGATGGGTAATACAAAGCAGTCATCCCGAAATTAAATGCCGATAAAAACGCATTGCTTGATTCTCCAACGATTCCGTATCATCGGTGACACGACTTAATATAATTGCGAAATAATTAAAATAAGTTGTTGGTTTCTTGCTTTTCTGTTATTCTCTGATATGTATTAGATGTAATACGGTTAAGATTTAATCTGTTGTGATTAATGATTGACTGCTTGCTCTAGTTAACCAATTAATAATTAAAATCATATGCCTATAAACGTACAAAAATTAGCAGATCGCCTCAAGCAATTTGAAGAAGGTGACAAAGCTTCCGCATTCGCAAAACTTCTCTGGAAACCCAAAGAGGGAAAGCAAACAGTAAGGATTGTTCCCTATAAGTTCAGTCCGGATTATCCATTCATAGAACTTAAATTCTATTATAAGTTGGGAGGTAATAATTATCTCGCACCTTGTACATTCGGAAAGCCCGACCCCATTCTTGAAACCATCGAGGCGCTTCGAGCCAGCGGCAGTAACGAAGAAAAAGAAATTGCTGCCAAACTCGCTCCAGTAACAAGGACTTATGCTCCTATCATCGTTCGTGGTGAAGAGGATCAAGGTGTTCGTTTCTGGGGATTTGGAAAACAAGTGTACAAACAACTGGTCATTATCATGAACAATACCAAATATGGTGATATTACATCGTGGGTTGATGGTCGTGATATTGACATAACATATCGTAAGGATTCTGGTAAAAGAGGTAGAGACGGAAAAACATATCCGGAGATAACTATTCTTGCCGATCCTAATGTTACACCCGTTGTTGACCCCAAACGGCGTGACCTCATGGAGAAATTGAAGGACCAGGTTGATATTCTTACAGTTTTCCCCCTGAAATCATATGATGAACTTAAGTCTGCCGTTGAGAAGTGGCTCAATCCGGAAGATGATGTATCATTGACTGAAACCACGGTGGAAGCAACTCCTAAAATTGCACCCACTCCAGCGGTTGTTAGTACACCCGCTCTCCCGGCGGACCCATCCGCCTCTCCAACACCAACTCCTACGGCATCTGGCAATACTGCTGCCCTTGCCGATGAGTTCGAGAAGTTCTTCCAGACGAAGTAAAGTCGGCGGAGAACAATTAAAATAACTTGCAAAGGTACTAGAATGGCTGGTATCTTTGCAAGTATCTAATTTGAGAAATATTATGTCTAACGATAAAAAGAAATCTTCCGGCAAGCACATCGAATCAGAAGCCAATATTGAACGTGATGAATTGGCAAGTTTACTTCAAAAAGAACTCAACAAGGCAAACAAAGATGGGAGTAAGTCTTCCTATTTTCTTGATGAAGATGATGATCCAAGCGAAGTTACTGAATGGGTATCGACTGGGTCAACGTTATTGGACCTGGCAATATCTAATCGAAAAAATGGAGGAATGCCGGTAGGAAAATTTATCGAATTGAGCGGCGCAGAATCAACCGGAAAAAGTTTGTTTTGTGCTCAAATGATGGCCGAGACTCAAAAAAGAGGAGGACTTTCTGTATTTTTTGATAGTGAATATAGTGTAGATAAAAGTTTCTGGTCTGCGTTGGGAGTTGATATTAAAAATGTAAATTATGTTCCCTTCGTCACTCTCGAAGAATTGTTTACCAAGATGGAATTGTGTATTGGGGCGTTTCGGAAAGCGGATAATAATAGATTGCTTACTATTTTTGTGGATAGTATTGCCCAATCTTCCATCGAATCAGAAATGGAATCCGAACATGGCGTCACCGGATATAATACAGGAAAATCCTTGATTATTGGTAAGGCTCTTCGAAAAATTACTGGATTAGTTTCTAGACAAAGAGTACTGGTTGTATTTACAAATCAATTGAGGTATAATTTGTCTGCCGGACCCTTTCAGGAGAAATGGCTCGTTAGTGGAGGCAAGGCTCTCCCTCACGCTTGCAGTGTCAGAATACGATTAGCAAATATTGGAAAATTGAAGAATCCAGTTACAAAAGAAGTATATGGAATGGAATGCCAGGCGCAAGTTATAAAGACTCGCCTGGGTCCGAATTTCCGAATTGCTCAATTCAATATATTATTTGATTCTGGAGTTCAAGATTTTGCAAGTTGGGTTGATTTTATGAAGTTATATGGAATTATAACTGGAACCGGCCACGGATACACATATAAGAAAGTGAGTGGAGAAGAAATAAAATTCAAGGGGTCCGAATTCCCGGAGTTGATGAAAAATGACCCCGGGTTGAAGACGGAGATATACGATGTAATTTGCGATAAATATATTATGAGATATAAGGAGCCAAACTCTCAAGTCATCGAGGATTTGGAAAAAACGAAAGAGGAAAATGATGACATTACTAAAAACGCCGTGAAAGAGGAAGAATAATATGGAGTCCCAAGACGACTATATTTTGATAGAATGGTGGTACGTGGATAATCCGATCAATCCTCGTTGTCATATAAATTGGGATGATGTGGATGAATGGCGTGATTAAGTTTTTTTCTCTAGTAGAGCAATACAATGCCTGCCTGAAATTATTCGAATCTCCGATGCGGATTCAGCAATGGAATCCCGAGGAATTGAATGATAGAAATGCCAATTTTGCTTATACAAAAATCACCAAGGAAAAGGCAAATAAAGTAGGCACGTTTGGAGTATATGGCATATATGAGTATAAAGTCGGCAATGATATATTCAATGCTTTCGTAAATGGAGAGTTTACTTGTGCTTTCTTTAAGTTTTCGGAGAGAAATGGTGATTTTCTTGAAAAGAATGTGTGGCAAGATGGATTGTCGTTAGGATTGTGCCGAAGAATATTGTTTGATTGTTATCTGAAAAAATACAATCGAATAATTTCTGATGGATTGCATTCGGAATTGGGAGAACGATATTGGAAAAAGTTGATGAGCCAGGCATTAAAAGAAGGATATAAAGTATATGTTATTGACGGGAAGAATAATAAGATTTTCGTTGATGACACCAATTCGCTGGATAAGTTTTATGGTTTGACTATGGAATCGGAGAAATTGAGATTTGTGATAGAAAGGTAATATGCACTTAATATTGAAAAGCGTATCTTATGTGGATCGTATGGTTCTATTCGAGACGGATACCAAGGAAGAAATTCGAGTGTCGTTTGATTTGATTAAGGATGTATATAAATATATTACCAAAGAATGGGAATGGGACAGATTTGCAAATATACACAAATATACCACTAAAGGATGGGATTGACTGTTGAAATATGGAATTAACGCTGGATGAAAAATCAAGACTTTATGGCATTCTCAAGAACGTTGGGGATATTCATAAAAATTGGAGACGAACAGCCAATTCCAATATTCTTCTGGTAGATGGCACCAATCTTTTTATCAGAGGATGGGCCGCAACTAATTCCATGAATGAAAATGGCAATCTGGTAGGTGGAATTGTTGCTTCCTTAAAATCTCTCGGTTATGCTATAAAACTTCTGGCTCCCACAAGATGTGTTGTGGTATTTGATGGTGTGGGAGGATCATTTAAGCGGAGACAGATATTTTCTGGATATAAAGAACATAGAAAAGGAAGAATACGTCTTAATCGGACTTATGAAGAAATGTCCGATGCTCCCGCCGATGAAGAGAATTGCAAAAAACAATACATTAGATTTGTTCAATATTTACAGGTATTGCCGGTCAATCTTTTGTCTATCGATTTAGTAGAAGCCGATGATGTTCTCGCCTATCTCTCTGTTGAATATTTCAAGGCATCTGAAAAAGTTTATATAATGTCCAGTGACAAAGATTTCCTACAACTCTGCGATAGTAGGATTTCTGTTTATTCTCCTACCAAGAAACGTATTTATGGTCCCGCAGAGGTTCTGGCAGACTATCAAATACATCCGAATAATTTTGTTTTGTATCGAGCCATAGACGGAGACAAATCGGATAATATCGATGGTATTCAAGGTGCCGGTCCCAAGACTATTGTAAAATACTTCCCGTGGCTTAATGAGGAAAAACAACACACGGCAGATGAAATAATTTCTTTAGCCGATGGCTTAAAGAATAAGTATAAAGTTTGTGAGAATATTTCCCAAGGCAAGAGTATTATCGATAGAAATGTTGCTCTTATGCAATTAAAAGATACTGCCTTATCTACTACTGCTCAATTACATTGTAATGAATGTCTGGAGACTGCCAAGATTCCAATGCTTAATCGGAATGTATTTTTTAAGATGGTAAGAGAAGATATGTTAGATAGTAATTTACCAAATCATACAACCTGGGTAGGAGATATAT